CCAGTAGCAGCACAACTTCCATTGGAACAAAATATTAATATTCCAGCTAATGAAACACAAGCAAATTCAATTAATGAATTCCCTCAAACTGTATATAATAAAAACTTTAATTTAATAGCAACAGATATTAATCCAGCTCCATCTCTAGCAGCTGCAGGAAATCAAAACCTAAATGTAGCAGCTCTCAAAACTTGGCTGTTCAACCTACATTTACTAGATCAAAATATAACTAATGCTAAATATGATGAAACTGTTGGTGCACGTCTTGGTAATATAGTTAATCTTGCTACTTCATCCCATGCTAATTTTTCATCTGATAATGAGAATTCTCAAGTACTTCCAAGAATAGTAGGGGATGTTGATAGAGAAACTACTATTACTACTCTACCATATGGTTTGCTTGATATCCAACAAGGATGTCTAGTCAATGTGATCAAATGGATTGGTAATCAAATCAATTTGCAATTTAATAAACAATTCACTTCAGATATCGAATACAAAGATATTATTTCCAAAATGAGCGAACTTTTGAAAATGTTTAAATCTACTGTCTTGGTTTTAATTAGATACCAACTATTTTGTGCAATTCCATGTACTGAGTTACAAAATCAACTATTAGCCGAAATTAATTCTTATAAATTTAATTATAAATTGGTTCCTATTAGAAACCAGACATTAACACTTATCCAACGAATGAATCAAATTATTCATGAACAAAAGATGTTAAGAGCAAGATCTGTTGCCCAAGTTTTAATTGATAATTATAGAATATTTTCACAAGTTTATTCAAGGCTTGAACAAATAAATTCAACACATGGAACAAATCTAGAACTAGCCAAGTCTTCACATATAATATTTAAACTAATTGATTTGTATAAGAATCAAAACAACTTACCACCAGGACCTAATTATTCAAAATATTTACTTGATGAACAAATAATAGATCAAATTAATTATCAATTTAATCCTGATGGAACTAATATTGTATTCAAACCTAAGTTTAAAAGCACAGTAACAGTTGCAGATCAATCAAGTATTAATACTACTTTATCTATAGGTGGTAGACCAATGTTTATTGCTATTAGTCCAAAAAATAAAGTACCTAAAGGAACTATTGTATTTAATAAAGCAACATGTTTGCATTTGTATCAATTCTTGCTAGAAAAATTTGCTAATACAACAAATCCAATTCAACCTTGGTATATCTTCAAACTAATGACTATAATGGAAGAAATAAAACAAATAACTAATTGCTCTAAGAATATATTTGAATCAATCAATGAATATTTAGAACAAATAATACACCTGCAAGAAAAAGGTATTTATGAATTATTTAAAACTGATACTAATATTGATTTAGATAAAATCAAACCAGATATTAGTAATTATTTATTTGATCCTAAAAATCCAGAAGATCCTACAGAATCTGATCCTAACTATAAAAAAAAGTACTTGGCAAGCTTGATAGATAGATCAATGACTAATTATATTGTTGCTACCCATTTGAACAAAGTTACAACAGAATATAATTTTGCTTCCCAACCATACTATACAAATGCTTTAAATAAATTTGGTCTAGAAATTCCCGATGAATCAAAATACAAAATAGTTACAAAAATAATTCATAATGCTTGGGAAAAGCTTATAATTGATCAAATTAATAGACTAATTGATCAAACTATTTTTAAAATTATTGAAAAGTCAGCAACTGAAGTAATTTCTTTAGAGGTGTTAAACAATATTGATTTCTCTTCAGAAATTAAAACTTACTTACCAGCATATGATTATTCATTTGGATTTAACACATTTGCATCAAAACTTGTTGATTCAATAGAAAAAATATCTAGTCTAGATCCTACATTACAATATTTAGATATAGATTTGATTGAAGATGAAGATTATAATTTATATCAAAATCTTATTGGAAATCAAATACAAATACAAAAAAGTTATCCAATATTTTATTCATATAATTATGATTCCAAAGATACAAATTTTGATTGTGTGATAATAGATCCTTTAATGATTGAAATGTTAATTAAAAAAGCAGATATAAATATTAAAGATCATACAGGGAAATCAATTATTGACTATATTGTTGAAGGGAAAATGCATTATCTATTAGATTCTGAAAAAATTAAATCTAGATTAGTAAGTAAAAATTTACAAGCAGTTATATCCAAATCTATTGAAAATGAAAAAGCACATAACAAATTACTTGGTTTTAGTCCACAAACAAACTCTGTTAAACTAATTGATAATTTTGTTTCTGGATTTATAACCAAGTTAAAAAACACAGAAGAACTTAAATCTAATATTCCAGTAAATATTAAACATATTTTTAAAGCCTATTTATGTATTCAAAATATATATTGGTTTAGACTATGTAATAAAACATTTGCATCAGATGCAGATTATCTGGAAATTTTTGGAAATATATATAAATTGTTTAGAAATAAAGATAATCAATTAGTAGATTTATATAATTGGAAAAAAATATTTGATGGATTAAAAATTGAGTATACAAGTACTGTTAAAAAAATTGCAGGAAAACGTCAAGCTAAAAATGAAAAAATAAGTAATTTAATTTATAGAAAAAATGAAGATTCTGTAGCTAAAAAAGATAAAAAAGATAAACAAGCTAAAAATATTAAATTATTTGAATCTAGTTTATCTGATGAAATTGATATTAAATTATTTGATCCTAAATTTGAATCTGAATCTGAACTACCAGAAGATAAAACATTAAAATTTTTTAGATCATTGTTTAGTAATTCAATTAACAGTAAAACTGGATCAAAATCAAAATCAAAATCAAAACCCATCCCTGTTATTAATTATACATATTTGTGGAAAGAGTTTGGGGATTATACAAATAACTATTTTATTCATTTGAACATGTCTAGAATTTTAGAGGAATCAATTGAAAAATTTTCTCAATCAAAAAGTCAAGTACAAAGTTTAAATTCAACAAATATTTTTGGACCTAGTAATAGTTCGCAAACAGCTGAAGCAACAACAGAACTACGAAAAACAATAGATATAATTTCAAAATTTATTGAACCAATTGATACTTTTATTGATGGAAGAATATTAGATAAAACATTAGATTCAAATCCATTATTACTATTCCAAGTTAGAACTACGGTACATTTATTAACAACATTTGTTGGCTCAAATATGTTTATGTTTTTAGAAAAACTACTTATACATGATGAAAAAGAAAGATCAGAACCAGAATCCAAATATGATGCAATTTATAAAGATATCTCAGACAAGATGAAAAATCTTAAAGAATATATTTTATCAGACAAATTAGATTCAAATAAACTAACTTTTCAGGTAGTTAAATTATTAATGGGTTTTGCAATTACATCTTTTGATTTACCAAGTGATAAAACTTTTGAGAGTGTTTTTGAAAAAATAGTAGAGTTGCTACCACAATCAGTTAAAACTAATGAAGCACTAGTTGAAAAAATTAGATCAAATATTATCCCATACTATTCAGCTTTGTACAAAGAAACATTAGATCAACTACTTAACTTTTCAGATAGTTACTATCGTTTTGTTAAAAATCAAAATCTTGGAATTTTAACACTTAAAAAAATTCTAGGATAAATTTGATATTAGTTCATAAATTTCTAAGGTATATGAATGTTCTAAATTACCAAAATTATATAAATTACCTAGTGCATCATAAAATGATACTTCCCATTGTGAAAATGATGGAATTGGTGTGGTAAATGTCTCCCCTAACTGTATATATTGATTATATAGAATTGTACCTGGATCACCTGCTAGAAGTAACTTGGCAAAAACATTATCTACTAAACCTGTATTATATGAATTTTTAAATAAAGGAGAACACATTAGTATATAATTATCACCTGATAAATTAATTGAATTATTTGTATAAATAGATGAACTATCAATAGAATCATATTGATAGAGATCTGTATTTTTATTTATATAAGAAAAACTTGTAACAGAATATGGTTTACCTACATTTCTATATCCTATTAAATTACCAATTGTATCCATTTGATCAAATAGGAGTTGAGCTTTAATTGGAAATGTTATACCCATTGATTCACCACCATTAGTAACTGTAACATTTGCAGAAGCAATATTATACTTTGGTAATTTTACTTGGTATGTATTTTCATCTATAATTTTTTCTATTGAAAATGTATTATTAATAACTTCTTGAGGGATTGCATCTGTTGCTGTTGCATTAATAATTGTAATTGTTTTATTTTCTATTAATCTATGATTTGGATGATTTATTATTAATCTACCTGTTAAATCTGTATAGTTCGCCCCTGATTTAAATGTTAATGCTCTTGGAACAAAAATTGTACTGAAAAATTCAATCTGGAATGTATCAGTTTTTGGTTCAATAGTAATTGTACATCTATTTTTTTCGTAATAAGAATATTCTGTGGTATTGGAATTAATAATTGTTAAACTTGGTCTTGGGACTGCTTCAATTGCATTTTTTAAATTTGTTTGAAGTAAAGATATTGAATAATTACCGGGTTCAAGTTCTACTGAATACAATGTATTACCATCTGATTGTAACTTCCAATAAAATGCATTATTTTTTTTTGATTCAGGAATTGATTTAATAACTTTTTCTGTATTTGGGAATTCTGTTGATATTAATCTAATTTTATAAACATCATAAAAAGTTTTTTTTAATGATACTTTATAGAAATTATTATCAGTATATCCTTCAATAAAATCATTTACTTTACCAACCCATATTGTATCACCACCAACATCTTTTATTGATATATTATTATTTATATTAAGTCTAATTTTATAAGTAGATTGAGTTACTGATGTAATAGTATGGAAACCTGCAAGTTGGAAAACATTTATTGGAAAATTAGCATTTACCAAATTTAAATTAATTCCATTTAAGTCCTTAAATGTTAGTGTTAAAGAAGTTAGAGAATATGTATCTGAAAAATTTGCAATAATTGAACCCATATTAATATAGTAATAATCATTATTTTTAATTTCTGTACTTGTCATTGTCGAATATATTTTTTGAAGACCATTAATTTCATTAATTGGAATATTATTATACTCTGTACCTCCATTTAAATTTCCTAAAAAATTTGATATTTCTAAATACATTGAATTTATCGAATCAAAATTCAATCCATGAGATTTATGATTTATTCTTGCATATGAACTATTTGCGATAAATGTAATTGCCGAATCTAAAACAACTTTTTTTGCTTGTACTCCCTGTATCATAATATTATCATTTACTTTAAATGAATGTGATGGATGTGTAATTACTATATCTGATATTAAATTTGTTCCATCTTGTGGAATAATTGATATTGGATTTGAACCTAAATAATATATTTGTCCATCTAAAATATTTTTAGATTCTAAATTTCTATGACGTGAGTCAACATTAATTCTTGTTACACGAATATTTTTATTAATTATACTTGAATTATCTGGTTGGATCTGTTGATTATAGTCTTGAGGTCTAATATCTTTTTCTACTTTACTAGTTGAACCAGATGTTAAAGCTCTTGTCATTGAATATTTTTGTCCTGTGCTAGATGTTTGTCCTGTGCTAGATGTTTGTCCACCAAAATTATCTGGAAAAAATCCAGATGAAGTTTTTTTCCCCACTGGTATATTTGATCTTAAATAATTTGTTGTATATGTAAAATTATCTTGATTTTGCATTAGAATTTACTTTATTAATTATTATAACTATTTTTTTAAATAATAAAAAATTGCATTATTTAAAGGTTTGTTTAATTAACAAATAGTATAATATCATTAAACATGGGACCAAAAACTACCACAAAAAAGACATCAAAAACAATCGAGGAAACTTATAAAAAAGTTGGGCAAGTAGATCATATATTACTTCGCCCAGATACCTATATAGGAGATGTTAAAGTTCAAAAGGAGTCTATGTGGGTATACTCAGATTCACTAGATAAGATTGTTGAAAAAGAGATTAGCTATGTTCCTGGACTTTACAAAATTTTTGATGAAGTTCTAGTAAATGCTGGTGATAGAGTTCAAGAGGATTCTACTTGTGATACTATTAAGGTGAATATAGATCAATCAACAAATACTATTAGTGTTTGGAATAATGGATTAGGTATTCCTGTTAAAATACATCAAGAACACAATTTATATGTTCCATCACTTATTTTTGGTGAACTATTAACTTCATCAAATTATGATGATTCAGTTGAAAGAACAACTGGAGGTCGTAATGGTTATGGTGCCAAGTTAGCAAATATCTATTCAACATTCTTTTCAGTTGAAACTGTTGATTCTGAAGAAAAGGTCAAGTTCTATCAAGAATTTAAATCTAATATGGGAATCAAAGAAGAACCTAAAATAACAAAACTAAAAGCAGAATCACCAAAATCATATACATGTATTACTTTTCAACCAGATCTTACTAGATTTAGTCTTACTTCTCTAACTAATGATATGGTTAGTCTATTTAAGAAAAGAGTATATGATATGGCTGGAGTTTATAGCTCGGTTAATGTGTGGTTAAATGATAAGAAAATTGTTTGTCCTAACTTTAAAAAATATATTGATATGTACAAACTTAATATTCAAATACCAACTGTTGATTCGCCAGAAGATCAAAACTCCGATGAAGATCTTGCAGATACCGAAACATCACGAGGTTCTAAGAAAACTAAAAAATCTGATCTAACTGGTTCTGCTAATAAATCAAATTCTACATATGAAATTATTTATGAAGACTCTAATCCTAGATGGAAAATAGGTGTTATTTATGCACCTAATAATGATTTTAAACAGATATCATTTGTTAATGGTATTTGTACTTATCATGGAGGTACACATGTGGACTATATTGTTGGCAGCATTATTGATAAAATTAAAACCCAAATTGCTAAAAAACATAAAGATCTTACTGTTAAACCAAGTTCTATCAAAGAGAACATGATTGTATTTATTAATTCTATTATTATTAATCCAGCATTTACTTCACAAGTAAAAGAAACACTTAAAACTAAGGAAAAAGAGTTTGGTTCTACTTGTGAACTTCCTGAAAAATTTATTAAAAAGATCTTTGCATCTGGAATTGTTGATCAAGTAATTAACCTGGTCAAATTAAAAGAACAGAGTTTACTTAAAAAGTCTGATGGAAAGAAAACTACAAAGATTCAAGGTATTCCCAAGTTAGAAGATGCTAACTGGGCTGGTACTAAAAAATCAGCACAAACCTATCTAATTCTAACTGAGGGAGATTCAGCCAAAGCACTTGCAATGGCAGGACTAGCAGTAGTTGGACAAGATAGATTTGGTGTTTTCCCTTTGAAAGGTAAGTTACTTAATGTTCGTGAAGCTTCTCATCAACAAATTATGAAAAATGAAGAAATCGCAAATATTAAAAAAATTCTTGGACTTCAACAAGGTAAGATCTACAAAGATACTAGTGAACTAAGATATTCTGGTATAATTATAATGGCAGATCAGGATACAGATGGATTTCATATCAAAGGACTTTTAATAAATTTTATTCATTATTTTTGGCCATCATTAGTACAGAAGGGTAATTTTATATTTTCTCTTCAGACTCCAATTGTTAAAGCATTCAAAGGAAAGAAAACTTTAGAATTTTATAACTTGACTGAGTATGCTACTTGGAAAGAAACTTCTGGAACTGGTTGGAGAATTAAATACTATAAAGGATTAGGAACATCTACAAAGGAAGAAGCTAAACAGTATTTTACTGGGCTAGATGAAAAATTACTCAAGTATATATATGAAAATCAATCAGGTGGTAAAGATAATATTGTTGTACCAGATGAAACAGAAGTATTTGCTGCTGAGGAATCTGAAATCAAAACAACAAAATCAACAAAAAAAGCAACAAAGAAAACAACTAAGAGCACTTCAGGAGAGGATGTTGAATTAGACTCTGATGAAGAAGATTTACAAGTAGTAACTACTGTAACAAGAAAGTATAATGATGATACTACAGAAGCAATTACATTAGCATTTGAAAAAGATCGTTCAGATCATAGAAAAGCTTGGTTAATGGGTAATGATAAGAAAAAGATTCTACCTCAAGCAGGAAGAAATGTATCTATTCCAAATTTTATTAATCGAGAACTAATTTTGTTTTCATATGATGATTGTGATAGATCACTTCCATCTGTTTGCGATGGACTCAAACCATCCCAACGTAAAGTACTATATGGGGCTTTTCTTAAAAGACTCTACAAATCAGAATCTGAAATCAGAGTATCACAATTAGCCGCATATGTTAGTGAGAAAACTGCTTACCATCATGGCGAAGCCTCTGTAGTTGGAACTATTGTTAAAATGGCACAAGACTTTGTCGGATCAAATAATATTAATGTACTAGTACCTTCAGGCGCTTTTGGAAGCAGAATTGCTGGAGGAGAAGATCATGCATCAGCAAGATATATTCAAACTTATGTAACTCCAGAGATTACTAGGTCTATTTATAGAGAACTAGATGAACCAGTTCTAAACTATTTAGATGATGATGGAATTCCGATTGAACCAGAGTGGTTTATTCCTGTGATTCCAATGATTCTAGTTAATGGAACCAAAGGTATTGGAACAGGATTTTCTACTACTGTAGCCAAATATAATCCTATAGATATTATTCATAATTTGTTTGCTATGATTGATAAAAAATCTTCAGATATCAGAGAACTTAAACCTTGGTATCAAGGATTTAAAGGAACTGTATTATCATCTAACAAACCAGGATCTTATTTGATCTATGGAAGA